GAGGGTTTCTTCGAAAGGATATTAGGGGGAAGTGGTTATCTTTTAGACCTTAACAGTTCAGCCACATATGAGGCATCTGACGTTCTAGCTACAGACGGAGCTTATGCAGCTCTTAAAAACCTATACGAAAACATGCCAGCGGCAATGCGTTCAATTAAAGGTGATTTAGTAGCATATGTTACATCTTCAGTTTATGACAACTTACTTTCTACATTGGAAGCTAGCGGAACTGATTCAGGACTACAAAGAATCCAAGATGGTGTATCACAGCTTAAATTTCGTTCTATTCCCGTAGTAGACATGTCACTTTGGGATGCAAGTTTAGCTGATACATCTGCTAATCCTAATAGTGCAACTATCGGAAGCAACGCAATCGTTATCACAACTCCCGACAATTTAGTCGTTGGAACTGATGTTACCGACCCTAGCGCAGAGCTTTCAGTATGGTACGAAAAGAAAGACGAGAAATATTACATCTCATCTAAATTTTTGTTCGGTACGCAAGTTGTATTTGACGAGTTAGTAGCAGCAGCATACTAGTAAATAAAGGGAGGGCTTCGGTTCTCCCTATTTTTTAAATATTAAATAATAATAAAATGGCATTATCAGGAGGATTAACGGTAAGTTGCGGTGATAGTCAAAGACGTGGCGGAGTGAAGCAGCTCTGGATTACTGACGTGACCAACATCACATCATTTACTGAAGGTGCGAGTCATAATTTCACCGATGTCGTGGTTGCATCAGGAACGTTCTATAAGTATCAGTATGAAGATTTTACCTTTAGCGTATCTTCAGAGGGTTCTAAAGAAAATGGTTCTAGTGTAATAAACCATTCTGTTGAATTTACTATCCCAAAAATGACAAAAGAAAAGGCTGCAAAACTACAAGAAGTTGTGGATTTGTGTAAAGCGGTTATAGTCGTAGAAGACTACAACGATAAATTCTTCGTTATTGGATGGGATTTAATTTTAGATGGTAAAGCAGGGCTTCACATGACAGTCGACCAAATTATCGGGAGCGGTTTGCAGGATTCAAATCATTACGTTGTTAAGGGCGTAGGCATTTCAGCCGAGCTATTCCGTGAGTATACGGGAGATACAACGGATGCAGGCGATTTCGAACAGTAGACATTAATTAGCTTAAAGTTGGTATCTTTGCCATCTTTAGGCTTTTTTTATATATCACATGGCAACGAGAGGAAAAAAACGTATTAACGCAGTAGGTCTGGCAGTACAACAACCAAAGCTGCCTGTAGAAACTGACAAGAAAAAAGACTTTAGGGGTGAGTGGGTTCAGTTCTTTAAGGATGACAACAATACCTTTCCTAATGACTGTGCCAAGAGGGCAAAACGTTCAAGTACGCATAACGCCTTAATAGAATCAAAGGTAGGTTATGTGGTAGGTGATGGCTTTAAAGCTCACAGAGGCTCTGAAATCATTGAAATAGACAAAGAAAAGAACCTTTCTGACTATTTAGATAGCGTAAACAACCACGAAGAAAGTCTTATTGACGTATATACCAAGTGCGCCAGAGATTTAATCACTACGGGCAACTTTGCCGTTGAGGTGGTAAGGTCAGGTGGTCAGCAATTTATCTTTCATAAAGACATCACAACAGTAAGGCTTGAAAAGGCTGATGCTGATAACAGAATCAACAACGTATATATAAGTCCTGATTGGTCAGCGATAAAGAAGAATGCTAGGGCAGGGCAAGAAGAAAAGATTACAAAGATACCAGCATATTTTTACGGCTCAAAAGAAAGTAATAGTATATATTACTGCAAAAATTACTCGCCTGAATTTTTTTACTATGGCGTTCCAGACCATATCGGAGCTAGCTTATGGGTAGATATTGAATATCTTATACCTACCTTTAACGTAAACAAGTTTAAAAATGGCTTTATGCCTAGTGCTATCATTGATTTGTTCGGCACAGAACCACCAGAGGGCATGACAGCGCAGCAATATCTTGATAAGATAATTGAAAAGTTCACAGGAGAGGGCAACAATTCAAAGATACTATTCCAGATGTTAGATTCTCAAGAGCAGAAATCTAGTATTCAGGTTCTTGATAATGTCAGGGAGGGAGATTTTCAGAAGCTTCATGATTTAGCGGTACAGAACATAATTACGGCACATAGATTTACGCCTAGTTTGGCAGGGATAGCAACGGCAGGAAAGCTTGGAAGCACCCAACAAGTGCAGAGCGAATTCGAGATAATCAACAACACCGTTATCAGACCTTACAAAGACAAACTGTTGAGGGTATTCAATACTCTTATTAAAGAGGCAGGCTTTGATATTAAATTAGATGTTCATACAGCTTCGCCTGTATCAGTAACATCACTTATTCAGCCATCAGAGGTAATGACTATCAACGAGCAAAGACAATTATTAGGACTTGAACCTATTGACGGAAAAGACGTATTACAAACTAAACAAACACAAATATAATGGCACAAGTAGGAATAACAGGAAACGCAGCTTATAAAGACCAGATAGCAACTTCAGCAAGTGCAGCGACAACGGCAAATTTCAGTCTTACTGATAACATCTCAACATTTACTCACGTAGCGGTTCAAGTGGTATGGAGTGGGTTAGATGCAACAGATGGGGTTATTAAAACACAATGGAGTATCGATGGCACGAATTGGGAAGATTCACAGACTTACACTATGGCAACAGCTTCAGGAAGCGAGATATTAAGTGATGATGGCTTTACGGCTCATATGTTCAGGGTATCTTATAATAAAGGAACGAATACGGCAGGTACGCTAAATGTTTACGCAAACGCTAAAGACTAATGGCTGAAGGGAAATTCATGACGGCAGGGCAAGTAAGGTCAGAGGTAATTCCTAATGAGGATTTTGATGAATCATTAATCAACAACAAGATATTGATGGTTCAGAGGAAGTACTTGAGGGATTTGCTTCATGAAGATTTCTATATAGAGCTTTATACCCAGAATGACGCTACACCAAGCACCTTAACTACCGATAATGAAACATTAATTGATGATTACATAAAGCCTATGCTGGCGCATTATGTCATTTATGAGTGTTTTCCAATAATAAGAAATAATATTACCAGCTCTGGCATTGTAACGCTAGACCAAGAATTTACTAACCCATCAAGCAGGGAGGACTATGCTTCATTAAGGAATCAGATTCTTGCTCATGCCGATGATTTAAGGGCAGAGCTGATTTACTTTATCAAGAAACAACAGGAGGATGATTCGTCTAAATATCCTCTTTACAATAGAACAGACAATTACCAACCTAAATATGGAATAATAACTTATTAATCATGACGTTAGAAGATTTTTCATTTCAATCAGGAGTAGCAGGAAGCACAGCGGTACAGATATTGGATAAGGTAGATGTGAATGTCATGAACGATTATGTATATACAGCGGTGTTATTAGTAACGCTTGCCATTGGGTTAAAGAAATTATTTAATAAAGACAAAAAAGAATAGTTATGGCAATTACTATAAAGAACTTACATTCCCAATTACCAGAAGGCCAGCTGCACGAAGCGAAGGGGTTTTCAACTGCATCTAACAATACTTATTTGAAGAAGAACCATGATGGCGAGAGTGAATGGCTTTCGGAATCGTGGCTTCAGCCTGTTCTTGGCGTTGTATCTGGAAGCTCTGCGCCAGCTACTGAAGTTAGTGGAGATAGATATATACTTACAGGCTCATCATTTCATGCGGATTGGGATACTCCTGCACAATATGATGTCGTAGAATTTAACGGCACTAGCTGGATATCAATAACGGCAGTTGATGGCATGAGGGTAGTTGATAAGAGTGATGATTCAGTTTATTATTTTAACACTATCTGGAATCAGGTAGCGACAGGCACAGATACAACGTATACGATAAGCGCAGTTGATAGTGGTAGTGATGCCATTATAAGACTAACGGCAGGCGGTTCAGGAAGTGGTGATGATGATGTCACATTGGTGGCAGGCACAAATATCACAATTACGCCTAGTGGTGATGATATTACAATTGCGGCAACGGGTGGCTCTGGCACAGTAACAAGTGTAGGAACAACAGGAACAGTAAACGGGGTTACTCTTACAGGTACAGTAACAAGTTCAGGAAGCCTTACTTTAGGAGGAACATTGGCTATTAATGATGGCGATTGGTCGGGTACAGATTTAGCTATTGCCAATGGAGGCACAGGAGCAGGAACGGCACAAGCAGCTATCGATGCCTTAACTGCGGTTAGTGCTGCAACAGATGAACACATCTTAACAAAAGATACATCAACGGGAAATGCTATATGGAAAGCTGCTTCTGGTGGCGGTGGAGCTTCAGATTTAGATGGGTTAACTGATGCAAAGGTATTTGATAGTTCAGACGGAGCAGCAAGTGATAGATATAATGCTTTTATCTCTAATGGTGCAAATTCAGGGGCGGCTGCCGTTACAGGAACACTATCAGGCAACCACAGAGCAAATTATGCCTTTGGTGCAAGAGCATTACAATCATTAACGTCAGGGAGTTATAATCATGGTTTTGGTTGGGGCGCATTAAAGTCAATCACAACAGGAGGGTACAATATAGCTATTGGCACAAGTGCAGGAGAATCCTTATCAACACAAAGTTACAATGTTATGATTGGCTATAATTGTGGTTATGGCAATACAGGTGGTAATAATGTTTTGATAGGTGGAGGAAATATTGCAAAACTATCATCAGGTGATTATAATGTGTGTGTGGGAAATGGCACGGGAACTCTCTTAACATCAGGTCTTTCTAATATTCTTATTGGTAGAAGTGCAGGAGCAGCACTTACAACAGGTAGATATAATATTGTAATGGGTGCAACGGCAAATGCTCTTGCAACGGCAAATTATCAAATAGCTATAGGAGAGTCGTTATCAACAACACAAGCTGCATCATTAGTTTTAGGATATTACCAAAGAATTTTATTGCATGGAGAATTTGCCACAGCAGGAGCAACGAAATTAGGAATAAATCTTGGAAGTACATGGACTAATCCATCAGCAACACTTCATGTTAAAGGTCAGGGTGCTACATCAGGAACAACATCTTTGCTAATTGAAAACTCTAGTGGCACAGACCATGTAGAAGTAAAAGATGATGGAACAGTCTTTATGTATAATCTACCTACTTCAGACCCAAGTGTAACAGGGCAACTATGGAACGATAGCGGAACAATGAAAGTAAGCGCATAATATTAAAATCAATAATTTAAACTAAATAAAATGGCATTAGAAATAACAAAAACAGCAGAAGCAACATTAACGATTCAAGGAACAAGCATAGCCCTTGAGAGTGTTTATTCTCGTATCGAGCTTGCATCAGGACAGAATGGTGTTAATATGCAGATGGGAATGTACCCTTATGAAGATAAGGCTTCTTTTACCGCAGGCAGCAAGACAGTTAAAATCATTGAGCTATCAGGTTTATATAACGGAGAAGCAGATATTGATGAAGGCGAAACACAGTCAATACAACTAGCATCCGAGCAAGTAAAAGCAAAACTTGAGGAGCAGGGGTATATTGTTGCTATTGTAGATTTATAATATCTTTACATAAAAAAAGTTATGGAAGAAAAAGAAATTAAATTGACTTTAGAGGAAGCCAATCAATTGATACAAATCATTGATATTGCCCAAAGGTTCAAAGGTCTAGAGGTATCTAAAGACTGTATTCATTTCGTTGAGAAGTTACAGGAGGCATTTAAAGAAGTCGAAGAAGTTGTATCATAACGGGCGCAGATAAAGAATAACGGGCGCATGGACATATATTTTATTTATGTACACGAAGAAAAGAGCTTAATAAAAAAGTATGTATCTGGAAAAGTTAATAAAGAAATTAAAACAAGCACCCTGTGTGACCAAGTGGCAGAGGCGCAACGTGGCAATAAACATAGCTATTTGTGAGATGCAAATAAAGATAAGGGATGAAAATTGATATTCAATACATCTCCATATTATTACTTCTGATTAGTTGTGGCAGCCATCAAGTTGATGAGCCATCAGGAAAAGATACGGTTATCATCTATGATTATTTAAGGGGTAATGATACTTTAATTATTGATACTTCAAAGAAATGCCAAAAGGAAATCATTCATGAGCAGATGGAAAGGATGTCAAAGCTTGATGAGAAACTTGAAAGAATCAAAAAAAGACTTGAAAGAACCAAACGTAATAACGGCTATTAGAAAGAAAGGTTATGATGTCTTTGAGGGCGATGATAAACCTTTCAATCTTAACATCGTAGCGGTTAGAAGCAATGACCCGAAAGTAAATGTCTTTAATGACCATATGCACCTGTGCTGGAAATATAGAGGGCAATGGAATGACTTTAATTTCCCTATCACTTGCGACTCTGGATTGTATTGGCTTAATAACCCCCTTTCAAAGCTGGGTACAGCGATTGTAAAGGAAGGGCAGTATAAAGGGCTATGGAAAACAGGACTTCACAGGGGTAAATACTTTGCCCTAGTACAGAAGAACCCTGTTACTGTGATAAGAGATTACAATAAAGATGATGTCTTGGATTATGAATCAGGCGTTGATGAATCTGGAAACTTCGGCATCAATCACCATCGGGCAGGAGGGATAGAATCCTTTAAGGTCGGGAAATGGTCAGCGGGCTGCTTGGTCAATCCTCACCCTAGAATCTTTGAGATAGAGATGGAGATATTCAGGGAGGCAGCGAAGATATGGGGTGATAGTTTTACATTAACACTAATAAAAGAATCAGACTTATGAAAAAGAAGATATTACAAAAAGCCTTATTAATAGGTAAGAGCATAGTTTTCGGTGTAGCTGATAACGTGCCTGTGGTAAACTCAATTAAAGCCAACATACAGGCAGAGATGGGAGGAAAAGGAAAGATAGATTACATCAGATTGGCTACTGCGGTGGCAACGCTTGGGCTTATAGCAGCATTTCTAATGGGTAAGATTACTATTGATGAAGTGGAACAGTTACTCGACCTTATCTAGAATCTTTTGGGTAATAGTAATAATTTGGATAATAATGATATGCCTACGAATTTTGATATAAGCAGGCAGTCACTAAACGTCATTAACGTTGATATGGAATATAAAAAAGATTGGGAGCAGTTGTTTCTCCTTATCTCTGATGTTCATTTCGATAACCCTGACTGCGATAGGAAGCTTTTAAAGAAACATTTAGATAAAGCAGTACAGGAGGGCGCAGGAATTGCAATAAACGGAGATTTCTTCTGTTTGATGGAGGGAAGGTCAGACCCCCGTAGTGCTAAAAAGATAAGAAATAAGAATCTAGGAGTAAACTATTTAGATAATGTAATTGAGGATGCCTGTGATTTTCTTGAGCCTTATGCCAAAAATATTATAGGCATCGGCATGGGCAATCATGAAACCGCTATTTTGAAGCGTAGTGAAACCAACGTAACGGAGAGGCTTTGTGCTTTGTTGAAATACAAGACAGGGCATCCCGTACATAATATGCAATATTCAGGTTTCATAAGGTTCTTATTCAAGTTTAAAACATCAGGAGGGCATCTTGGTGGGCGCATGAGTAAGAATCTTCACTATCATCATGGCTTCGGTGGTAGTAGTGTAATGACTAAAGGCGTTAACAAGCACGTTCAGAGGTTGAGCTTCGTTCCTGATGCAGACTTTCATTGGATGGGGCATTCACATCAGGAATTTGTTGTCAATCATCAAAGATTACGATTATCTCAAAAGGGTAAAATCTATCAAGATGAATGTCTGATAATCAACACAAGCACTTACAAAGATGAATTTTCGAGCGGAAGTATGGGCTGGGCAAACGAAAAAGGACTTCCCCCCAAACGAAAAGGAGGCTTATTCTTGAGGTTTTATTATGACCAAACTGACAGCCAAGACCGCAGACCTATCAAATCTGAAGTGTTCAGAATTAGGTAATTCTATGTTTTTTCTGTCTATTTCAAGCGCAGAATAAATTTATTTTAAACTTTTTTTAATTAATTTTCCTTAAATCACTAAATCCCGTTTAAGGCATCATACATGCGTTTTAAGAGCATAACTGTTTTGGCTAGTATAAGCCTATGGAAAATAAAAGTTATGATAAATAGTTGAAACAGAGCAAGTTATGAAGGTCAGATATTATAAGTTTTTTATATATTAAAATCATTAAAATGAGATATTTGTAACCTTTATTTTTTATTCTCGTTAAAATTAATTAACTTTAACACATATTATTATTTAACTTAAATATAGAAATCATGATACGAGCAGAATATTACAATTACGAAACATCAGAGGTTGCTGATGTAGAGTTCGATGGTTATGGATATTACGACCATAGAGGCGATTTACAGGGCTTTAAAGGTAATATCGCAATAGAATATGACAACGGCACAAAACAAGTTCATTGGGGCGAATTTGGTGTTTTTGATTTTGAAGAATTTAAAATTATAGAATAATGGAATTTGCAATAGTATTTTTATTTTATGCAGTAATATTTTACGCACTTTTAATAGTTGGCTATCAGCTTTTAAAATACCTAGACAAAAAATCAATTATCGATATTGAAAAAATCATAAAAGACCTTGAAGATGAAGACTAAAAAGATACAATGTATGGTATGTGAAGAATCGCCAATAGTAACACTACCAGCTTTAGATACTATGAATGATGGCGAAGAGGTTTACTGCCCTATTTGTGAGAAATGGTTGGCTACGGCACATGACCATCTGATATATAAAAATCAAAAATATTGGTCTTGTGAAGATGATACATATTACAATGAAGAAACGGGAGAAACAATTAAAAATTATCCAATAAAATATATATTATGAAGACTTTAACAATAATTACTAAAGACCGCTATCCTAAAGTAGATAAAGATATAACGCACAAATGTAGATATATTTCATTCACTAAAAAATATGGGCAATCTGCTAATCTTATTGAATTTGGTGAAAGCAGAAAAGAGGCGAGAGAAAATTTAAAAGCAATATTAAATAAAGGCTTCACTAATGTCTTTGAAGCTTTATTTCAAAAACATAATCTTTCAATGGTTGGAAATGGAATTATAGAAAATAAAAAATATTGGGTTTCTTTATTTCCTAGAATACATCATGATTATATGAAAATAAATAAAGATGGTACACATGGTGGATTTAGAAACTGTTCTCCTTATGTTATTTTAAGCGTTGCAGTTAAATATAAAAATTCAACAAAAGAAGATTGGGATATTATCCATGAGAATATTAAAACTGTAAAAGAATATAAAGAATTAATAAAAGAGATTGAAGATGAAGACTAAAGACTACATAATAAACTACGCCAACCAAATAAGGGCGGTGCTACTAACTAACTGTTATGAGTATGAAGATGAATGGCTTATCGGCTGGTATGCCAACAGGCAAGAGCTTCCAGAATACCAGAACCTATTTATCGTTGATGAATTTGATGAGGATGAAAGAGGCTGGAGGTATTCAATAAGTAAAGAAAAGAATAATTTATATTGAATAATTTTTATTAACTTTGTTAAATATTTTTAAACTAAAAAATACTATTATGAAAAACACAGAGAGATTGAAACAACTAGCTACAGATTATGGATTAACAGGGCAGGACTTCTATAAAGATGCCAGAGGCTTTGTTATCATAACAAGAGCAGGGATAGAAAAAATACAACAACGGGATAGCATCGGAGTAACATATATTACTGAAAAGCTTGAACATGACTTTGTTGTTATCAGGGCGATAGCGATGGTCGATGGTGCTAAAGTTGAAAGCTATGGCGAGGCATCACCTAAAAATTGCAGGAATGTATATTATGTTGCTATGGCTGAAAAGAGAGCAAAGGCAAGGGCAGTATTACAGCTTACACAGTTTTATCAATTAGGGGTTTATAGTGAAGATGAAATAGAAGATAAACAGCCTGTTAAAAACGGAAGCCATGCAGTCAGAAGTTAAAGAAAAAGTGTTGCGAGGCAATGTCCTTGCAGCACTACAATCATTTAAAATGAATGTTATCTGGGAATTAGATGATGTTCAAAAAACTACAGACAATATATTATTATTAATTAAAGAATATGAAGATGAAAAACATACGAATATCACAAAGCCTCATTAAGGAGGTACAGAAAGAGGGCTGCGAGCTGGCAGTTAAAAAGATGCTGATGGGTGAAAGGACAGAGCCAACAGAAGCGATGTTATGCGGTCTATACTTTGAGCATTACCTAATCGGAGGTACAAGGGGTGGCGAAGTGCCAGAGTTTAAGCCTTTAAAAAGTGGCAATAA